TGACGCCGTCGACTACGCGATGGACTACTGCGACGACAGCGACGACGACAACCGCGGCAAGTACATCGTCAACCACGACGGCGACATCCACCGCTGGGTCGGCTTCGAGTCGGCCGAGGCTGCCAACAAGCAGGCCCGTGACCTGTACATCGCGGGCGTGCCGCCTGACCGCATCCAGACGCGCACGACCAAGGCGTTCGGCGGCGCCGAGATCCTCTGGGAGGTCGGCGCTCACGACCGGTGGTGGACCCTGCTCCCGTCCGGCGTGCTCTGTGGAGGTGCGGATTGACCCCGTCCCGTATCTACGTCGCCAGCTCGTGGCGCAACCCCCATCAACAGGACGTCGTCAGCGAGCTTCGCGCCGCCGGACACGAGGTCTACGACTTTCGCCACCCCGCACCGGGGAACACCGGCTTCGCGTGGTCTGCGATCGACCTGGACTGGATCGCGTGGACGGCTGCCGAGTTCCGCGATGCCCTCACCCACCCCATCGCCCAGGCTGGGTTTGCGCTCGACCACGCAGCGATGGAGTGGGCCGACACCTTCGTCCTGGTGCTGCCGTGCGGGCGCTCGGCTCACCTGGAGATGGGGTGGGCGTGCGGGCGCGGCAAGCGGACGGCGATCCTGGCGCTCGGCGAGAATGAGCCGGAGCTGATGTACCTGGAGGCGGACCGAATCTGCCTCGACATCGACGAGCTGATCCAGCACCTGTGCTATCTCGGAGGTGGCGAGTGACCACCCTGCTGGACCGCATCCGCGCCCACTACCGGGGCCTGATCGAGGAGCGGATGGCGCCGACACCGGTAGAGGGGGTTCCATTGTGCGACCGGGATCACTGCCCGCTCTACGACGGCAAGCGGTGCGAGGCCCAGGGTGGCCGCCCCGAGTCGCTGTGCGGGCCCGCCGTTGAGGCCATGGGCGCGCTCCTCGACGACGACGACGCCCCGCCCCCGGCTGACCCCGTGCTCCTGGCGAGTGCGAACCGGGCCCTGGCCGAGCGCCTGGAGCATGCCGAGCGCGAGCGGGACGCCCTCCGCGACGCCGCCCTGGCTCTCGTCGCCCTCGACGAGGACAGCCCCGAGGCGGACGCCGCGTGGGCCGCGCTGTGCAGGTTGCTGACCCCCGTTGACAATCCGACAACGACAAGGTAGATTCACGGCATGGCAAAGATCGACTACACTGTGATCCCATGATTTCGACGGTCGGCCGCATCAAGGACACGGACGCACGGGTCGAAGAGATCCGGCGCTGCCCGACGTGCAGCCGTCGGTACACGGTCCGAAAGATCCGGGCCAAGGCCGCCATCTGGATCGGCCTGCTCGACTGCTTCCTGGTCATGATCGAGATCCATTACCGCCCGCTGCTGGACCAGTTCGGTATCAGCCTCGGCTGGAACGGGAGCCTCTTCGTCGCCCTGGTCCTGCTCGCCGCCCTGGTCATGCCGTCGCGCCCCATGGAGGTGCTGTGAGCGAGGGGCCACCGAAGCCGGTCAACGGGGGGCTTCCGGCGGCGGTCCGGCCCGCGGCCGATCTGCCGGCACGAGTCGAGCGGCGGCCCGCTCTCCGACAGCCGCGGACGGACGAAGCACTGGCGGCCGTCATTGCCGACGGCGGGCCGCGGGCCTTGCAGTTGGCCCTCCGGTTCGCTCCGGCGACGGTCGAGTACGACCTCATGACCCGGCTGCTTCAGCTCGGGTCATCGTTCGGTGATATCGCCAACTACCTGATGCTGTCGCCCGACGACGTTGGGCGGCTGATCGCGGAGCCCGGCCTGCTTCAGGCGGCCCGTCAGGGCTTGGCGGTCCGGCGGGTGGTCGTCGAGGAACAGGCGCTGAACGAGGCGGGCCACGTCATTCGAGACTTGACGCGGATCAGGGATGACGACGACGTCAGCCCGAACACCCGGCTGCGCGCCGACGAACTGCTGCTCAGCGTCGCCGGGATCGCGACGAAGTCGCCTGCCGGCCCCACCGCGGTCGTCAACGTCGACGCGCGGACGCCGTGGTCATCGCCAGAAGAGGAGGATTTCCTGACCCGGCTGGACGGAATCCGTCGCGGCACGGTCGTTGACACGACAGCGGAATAGGATGGGTGCATGTCGTTGCAGGTCATCGAGGGTGGAGATGCTGTCGTAGCGCATGTGCGCACCCTGCGCGAACAGGTCGACGAGCTCGAGGCCGACCCCACGATCACGCGTCGCCGAGAGATCCTCTCGGACATGGCCGACGACTCCTTCTACGGAGGGCTGGTCGCGGCCAGCCTGCTCTCGGACGAGATGGCTGATGCCGTCATGGACCTGCTCGCTCGACTCGTGGCGGCCCCGGACTGTCGGACGAAGGGCGAGGCCGTGCGCAAGCTGGTCCTCACGGCTTTCCGTGAAGCCGTCCGCTCGGACAGCCGCCCCGGTGCCATGTTGCAGGAGGTCCTGCCCGTCGAGATAGCGAAGCTGCTCCCGATCACGGTGCGCATCCTCCATGTGCCGGGCTGGTACGAGGTCGGCGAGAACGGGACGTGGCTGGGCGCTCCCGGGTCCGGCGCGTCCAAGATCGTCGCTCCGGTTCCGTTCATCGTGGCCGGTCGGACCGTCGACGCGACGACGGAGAAGCAGTACCTGACGCTCATGTGGTGGGACCCGGCGATCCAGAAATGGCGGCGGGTCCAGACGCCACGGGAAATCGCACTGACGGCGACCCGCATCGTGTCCTTGGCGGGTCAAGGGCTGCCCGTTTCATCCGTGACATCCCGGAACGTGGTCGCTTACATCTCAGCCTTCGAGGCGGCAAACACGGCGGCCTTGCCCTCGGTTCAGGTCACCAGTCGGCTCGGTTGGTGGCCGCTGGACGCGGGCGACACGAAGGATTTCCGTGCGTTCGTGCTGCCGGACGCCGTCATCGGTGAGCCGGGGTCGGTCACCTTCCAGGCACCCGAGAACGCCGACGACATCGTCAGACACGTCCGGCGCAAAGGGACCTGGCAGGGCTGGCTCGACATGGTCGGCTCTTTCGCCGAATACCCGCTGTTGTTCGCCAGCCTCTACGCCGTCGCCGCGTCCGTCCTGCTTCCCTTCACCGGCTGTCCGAACTTCACGCTGCACTTCGCAGATGAGACCTCGGTAGGCAAGACGACGGCGATGCTGTTCGGCGCGTCGGCTGTCGGCAAGCCGACCGAGACGGACGGGTATCTCGGCTCGTGGGCGACCAAACAGGTCTGGCGGGAGCGCACGGCGGGCGTGCTTGGCAGCTTGCCCTTCTTCCTCGACGAACTGAAGCGGGCGCGCAACGTCGACGAGGCGGTCCAGTTCGTCTACGATCACTGGCAGGGCATCGGCGTCGGCCGGGGCACGCCGACCAGCGTGCAGGCGCGTTGTTCGTGGCGGTCGGTGTTGTTGAGCACGGGTGAGGGTCCGATCACAGAGGCTACGATCAGCAGCCGCAGCCAGCACGGCGGGCTGGCCGGCCGTGTGCTCGAGCTTCGCGGCCGCCCAATGGGGCCGGACTCGCAGCACAACGGTGAGCAGGCCAAGCGTCTACGCCGTGAAGTCCAAGAGAACTACGGCCACCTCGTGCCAGTCATGGTCGGCCGGCTGTTCGATGTTCGAGAGTCTTGGGGCTATCTGGCCGATCTTCATCGGCAAGCCGCCGAGGAGTACTCGCGCTGGCCCGGAGTCAACGACCAGTCCATCGGCGGGCGCCTGGCCGAGTACCTGGCCCAGCTCGACGTGGCCAGCTACTTCCTCCACGAGGTCCTTGGCGTGCCCGCCCCGGTCGCGGACCCACTGCCCGCCATCGCGGACTCGGCGCTCGGCATGGCCGCCAAAGAGAGCCGCGCCGTCCGCATGGTCTACCGGCTACGCGAGTGGTTGTCGAGCAACGAAGCCTCCTTCTTCGAGCGGGCGCGCACGCACGAAGGTCAGCCGGTCGTGCCTTACTACGGCTGGGCCGGGTCGTGGCCGAAGGGCGACTGGACGCACATCCTGCTCTTGAAGCACGCGCTCGAACGGTTGATCGCGTCGTGGGGCGTGGCACCGGTCGAGGTCACCGAGATGTGGGTCACCCGCGGCTACATCGACGGGACACGGACGAAGCCCACACGGCTGGTCGACCTGGCCGGCATCGGCATCGCCGTGCCGTGCTACGCCATCCGGCGTGAAGTCATCGAGGGACCGATCTGAGACCGGCGGAAGCCCAGCCAGCGGCCCGCCGTCGTGGCATCGACACCCATGGCCGTGCCGATCTTCTCCATCAGCGCGGGCGAGACGCCCCCGCTGCCGGTCAGCGCGCGGCTGAGCTGGCTCTTGTCGATCCCCGCCCGCGCGGCCAGCTCGTTCTGGCCATGACCAGTCCGCTTCAGCCAGGCCTTGACGTCCTGGCGGAACCGAGCGCGGCCGTCGAGCCGCTCCGACCCGGCCTCCACGGAGTCCGCGCCGGAGGCATCGGGCAGGGACTCCGTGGAGTGGGTGGAAGGAGAGGACAACGACATGGTCATGATTCGATCTTAGCTACCGGTGGCCGCTCTGTCAACAGGTTCAGTATTGACGAAACAGCAACGGTCCGCTAAGCTGGAGGAAATGAGCTTGACCCAGCGACTTCCAACCGTTCCTCCGGTCTACACCTACCCGCATGCGCTGATCCGTTTCCTCGTCCGGATGCCGGTCATTCAGTCCCCGGCGTCGTTTCAGGCGTTGCAGACGTTGGTCGAGATCGACCGGATGGTCCCCGGTGCCCGCGCGATGCTCATGCCGGTCGGCGGACGATGGGCGAAGCGTCTGAAGAAGCTGCTCGACGCCGCGGGCAAGGTCAACGGCGCGGATGCCCGCCGTGATCTGACGGCGCGCGGCGCCGAGTTCGTCGTCGACGTGCCCGCCAACGGCTACGCGCTCGCCGCGGACTGGTTGGCCCGGCTGGGCATCGAGATCGTCGACGAGTGGTGGCATCAGCCTTGGCCGACATCGGGTTTCTGGGATGAGATCATCGAGCGGTGGCCGATCCTCGACGACCTGCTGGGCTCGGCGACCTGGGCCGACGATCCGGACATCAAACGGGCGGCCGTTGCCGCGGGATACTGGTTGGTTGACCAGCTTGTCCAGCTCGGCGAGTTGAAATCACACATCAAGCTGGCGCACTGGCCGGAGGCCCGGCCGACCGTCGACGTCGTCCGTCCCCATCAGGCGTTCGGGGCCATCTGGTCGGCGTCACGGCCGCATCCGTGGTTTCAGTGGCCACCCGGCCGGGGCAAGACCCTGGGCGGGCTCATCGCGGCCCTGGTCTACCCCGGTCCGATCCTGATGCTCGGTCCGGCGAAGAGCCGGAAGGCCTGGCGCGACCAGACCCCGCTGTTCACGCACCTCGACGCCCACATGTTCACGCCGCGGAGCCTCCGACGGGCCGGCGACGAGGATCTGGTCGGCTATCTGGACCGGATGGCTGACACCGGCCGTCGACCGTTCGTCACGGCGGGCACCGAATCGCTGCCGGACTACTGGTGCGAGATCGAGGACTCGGGCTTGGCCCCATCCGTAATAATATGGGACGAAGCTCACGAGTTGGGAGATTCCCGTCGCGTCTCGGCCATCCCGGAGCCGGATGGATCCTACTCCTTCGAGGCCAAGCTGACCAAGGGCGGGGATCGGGCGAAGCGGGCCGTCGCCGTCATGGCCGCGAGCCGTCAGCGGAGCGTCCACTGCCGGATCAGTCTGACCGCGACGTCGATCGACGACGGCAAGCCCCGCCGGGTCTACGCTCCCCTCGATCTGACCGACCCCTGGTGCATGGGGGCCCGATGGGACTTCAGCCACGCCTACTGCGGCGTGACCTACAACCGTGGCGGCCACCCGGATGACGGCGGACGGTCCCGGATGGACGAGCTGAAGGCCCGATCCCGCTTCATCATCTACGAAGCGACCTACGCCGAGACCTCGGAGGGCATGCCGCCGGTCACGCTCGAAGTGACCTGGCTGCCGGTCGAGGAACAGGACGAAGTCACGGGCTACGTCCAGGAGATGTCGGTCCTGACGGCTCGCCAGGAGATCCCAACGGCTGATTGGGACGAACTGGTGGACGACATCGAGGCCGGCCGGGCCGCGAAGGGTGTCCCCAAGGCGATCGGCAAGCTCCTCGACGACGACTTCGAGGCCCGCAGCCCCGTGGGCATGCTTCAGGAGCTGCGCATCGCCGAAGCCTGCTCGCGGAAGCGGTCCTACGTCGTCAACCGAGCCGTCGAGGTCATGCGCTCGGGCGGCAAGGTCGTGATCTTCACGACCCGGCGTCGTCAGGTCGAGGTCTGGGCGCAAAAGCTCGAGCAGGCCGTCGCCAACCAGATGAAAGGCGACCTGGCAGCGGGTTGGACGGCCCCGCCGCTGCTCCTGTGGGGCCATGGCGGCACGCCAGAGCACGAACGCTGGGCCATGCTTGACCGGTTCACGAAACATGACGGTCCGGCGTGCTTCTCGACGACGGCTCAGGCCATGGGAACCAGCCTGGACGGCATGCAGTGCGCCGATCGCATGATCGTGGCGACGATGCCGGCCAAGATCGGCCTGTTTCAGCAGGTTCGTGGCCGTGCTGACCGCTACGAGGGGGTCGGCACGGTCATCGAGATCGTGCTCGGCCGCAAGACCTACGACGAGGACCGCACCCGCAAGATCGGAGCGAAGATCGACGGCGTGCAGGCGCTGCTGCGGGCCGATGATCTCGACGGGCTGGCCCTGCAACTGCTCGGCCTGCCCTCGGTGGCCGACGCGGCGCAGAGGATCGAGGACATGCTCATGCAGAACATGACTCCGTGACCAGGAGGTATCGATGACCAGGGACGAATGGGTGGACCAGATGGTGAAACGAGTCCTTCAGCCGGAAGGTGAGAAGGAAGCCGAGGGGAAGGCTCCCGACCGGCCGAACCCCGAAGAGTTACGACAAGGGCCCGTCGTGGACATGGCCGGACAACGTCGCCGACATCGACGACTTCAGAAGGTGACGGCTTGAAGCTACCGAATACTCTCTACGGGCTCCCGGCCGCGGCGATCGACCGAGCGTTCACGTCCTTCGACGACCCCATCTTCATCGACGCGGGCCCGTCCCCGTTCGGTGGCAGTCGCATCGGCACCTTCATCGTCTGCCCGACCAAGTACGCCATCCCGTTCGAGCACGGCATCGCCCACGACAACACGGCGCTGGAGTGGGGCAGCCTCGGGCACGAGTACGCGGCTCACCAGAACGCCCGCTGGGGCGCCGAACAGGGCGGCGTCATCGTGGGGTTGGCCGAGACGACGGCCCGCTGGCCGAGTCCGCTGGGCTTCGTCGACGATCCGGACATGCTGTTGCCGCCGCTCGACGCATGCCGTCAGTGGTGCGCCAAGCACGAGCTCTGGCGCGATCTGGCCGAGGTGACCGAGACGTGGACCGAGCTGATCGAACGCTTCCCGCGCCCGCCGGGTCGGGTCATCGGCGTGGAGATCCCCGTGACGCTGGTGGTCGGCGTGACCGATCGGGACGGCTTCGGCATCTACGTGGCCGAGGCTGACCGGAACGTCGCGATCCCGCTCAAGCAGACCGGCCCGACCGCCGACGGCGAGTCCGTGATGAAGCGGAAGGCATGGATCGACCCGACCATCTTCAACGGCGTCCGCTGGCATCACACCGTCACCGGCGACGAGGTCTTCCCGTCCGTGCTCCGCATGCCCGGCCATCCGGAGCATGGCCGCCCGATCCTGGTCACGAAGCGGCTCGACATGGTGATCGAGCGACGGCGGGATGGCCAGGTCCTGCCGGAAATCTGGGACCACAAGCATCTGGCCCATGTCGAGCCCCGGAAGGCTCAGAAGGCCTACCGGGTGGACATGTCGTTCAGCGTCTACCGGGTCATCGGTGAGCAGTTCTGGCCGCATGCCTTCGATGACAAGGCCGTCGTCGTGCACATGGTCAACAAGCGGCCACGGCGCAAGGGCGATGCCCGCCAGTTCGAGCGGGTGCCCGTCCCGCCCGCGCCGGAGGTCATCCGGCGGCTCCCCCGCCGGGTGCTCGACGCCGAACACCGGCTGGCCCTCCTCCAGCTCGAGACCCTGAACGGGCAGCGGACCCTCGATGAGTGGGACGCCGTCATGAACGGCGACCAGTCGCCCTGCGACGGCCGCTACGGCTCGTGCGACAACATGGACATCTGCTGCAACGGGCGTGCGGCGATGGGCTTTTGACCTGATGTCTGGATGCTGTCGACCCTGAATCTGCATTCAGTGTCAGAAAGTTTCACTTTCTGTGTTGACAGGGTTTTCGGGGTTGGCTAATGTCATCTGGTAACCAGGAGCTGCGATGATTCCGAACGACAACGACACGGTCCGAGCCCCCGCCCCCGGAGACTCCGAGAGCCTCAACGACGACGGCCCCAAGATCCGGGCGGTGGTGACCGCCTCCGCGGAGGTGTGGGCCGTCGTCGACGAAGCACGGTTCAAGGTGTCACCGTCGGGAAGCATCGACAGGGGACCGTTCCTGCTCGACTTCTTCCTGCGGACCCGTCAGGTGGCCTCGTGAGCATCTTGCTCTCCGGCGTGACTTTCGGCCAGGCCAAGAGGGGCAAGACGTCGAGCATGCTGGCTTCTTTCCCGAACGCCATCTACGTCGGCGACGTCGCCAAGACGCTGATGACGGCCAAGGTCGAGTACGGCTTCGAGCCGTTGACGTGGCCGGTCGACGAAGACGTGCTCGGCTACGACATCCCGTCCGCCTACAAGGTCGGGCCGAAGACCTTCGACCTGCGCGACGAGGTCACCGACCTCGAGATGCTGATCGCCGTCGAGCGGTTCCTGGCCGACTGCCTGTACACGGACCGGGAAGACGGCGTGACCCCTGCCTTCGACACGTTGGCCGTCGACGACGTGCGCCTGCTGGCGTTGACCAGCCTCTCCCAGTGGGAGGACGAAGGCGTGCACATCAACAAGAACGGCAACGAGGATCCGCGCACGCTGTACCGCATCCTCGGCGGACGGCTCGCCCGGATGACGGCGTCCGTCCGCGGCATGGGCCTGCACTTCTGGTCCACGACCCACGAGGTCGACCCGGGCACGAACGAGCGCGGCAAGGTCTGGGGTGGCCCCGACTTCGGTTCAAGCGGCCAGGTCCAGAAGGTCTCGCAATGGCTCTACACCATCGTCCGCGCGATCCTCGACAAGGATTGGCCGGATCCTGACGGATTCCCCGGGTCGGCCTGGTGCGACAACACGCATCCGAACTGGGTGACCAACGATTCGATGGGCATCTTCGGGAAGCGGTCTCCGCTGAACATCCGTGAAGCGGCACGGGCCAGCAAGATCGGCCTGGTGCTCAGCCGCTATCCCGGCCTCGAGTGGCAGGACGACCTGGCCGACTGGGTGGCCGACAAGCTCGCCGCCCATGCCGTCATCACCGTGCCCCTGACGACCGATCTCTCCGGCGAGTCCGTGCGTGAAGCCGTCCGCCGGGGCTACACCGGCGCCGACGTCCCGTTCGCTGATCGCCATGTCCGCTGGGCCTTCCAGGATGGCCTGGCACGGGCGATGATCCGACGACAGCAGCAATCCCCCTTCCGTTTCTGACCGTACCGATCGTTCGGGTCCCGGGCCCCGAACGGTGTGAGGCAACTCGTCCCGCCCGGAAACCCAACAGGAGAACGACAACATGGCCAACGCCATCAGCATCCGCAAGGTCTTCCCGAAGGAAGGCCTCCTCGAGCACGGCTTCGTCCGCGGCGAGTCCGGCCCCGGCGAACCCCTCTACGCCCGGTTCAAGCTCCTCGACCTCGTCTGGAGTTCGCCCAAGGCCGTCGACAAGAACGGCGCCCGGCTGATCAACGCCGTCTGCGCCCTCGTCGACCACCCGGGACAGACTCGCGGCAACGCCTTCAGCGACGTGACCGACGAGGAGGGCAACTTCCTGCCCCAGTTCGACGAGATGGCCGAGGACGTCTTCATCCAGAAGATGAAGGGCTACGCCACCAACATCAAGAGCTTCGCCGCCTGCTTCGACGGCGTGAACGTCGACGGCGACATCGACGTCGGCGCGCTCATCGGCAAGATCGGCCACGGCGTCTACATGCCGGGTCTCGGTGACGAGGCGGTCGCCGCCGGCTTCACCGACGTCGACGCGCTCAAGAGCAGCGGCCTGCTCTACTCCGGGATCACCGAGTGGATCAGCAAGGAGTCCTTCGAGGCGCACACGGCCGCCGGGCACACCCCGATCGACACCCGCAAGCGGCTGTGGGCCACGGAGGAAGTGACGCCGACCCGCGTCAGCCGCCGCGGTACCGCGGACAAGACCGCGGACAACGGCAAGCAGGCCGAGCCCGACCCGGCCGCGGCCTCCGGCGGCGCCCTGCCGACGTCGTCGCGTCGTCGCCCCGGTGTCCAGCGGGCCGCGGGCGCGTAGCCCGAGATCACGTTCAGGGGACGGGTAGCCCAGTCACCGCATCGACTGGGCGGGGCTGACCGGAACCTCCGCCGGTCAGCCCCATTCTTTTCTGGAGAGTTGGCAGTCAATCTGGAGGGTGGTTGTCCCGGAAGTTCGATCCACGGCAGCTCGGCGCGGACTGCGATGCCTGTCCGATCGGCCCTGTCGGCTGGTACCGGAAGCGGGAACGGCCGCCCGAACCGTGGGCGCCCGTGGATTCGGAGATTCACGGACAGGATCGACGAAACCGTGTTGACATCGCGGCCTTGTCGCTCATGCCCGGAGACGAAGAGGGCCGCGTCGGCCGTCCGTTCGTCGACGAGGCGGGCAAGCGCTGGAACCGGCTGCTCGTCGACGCCGGCATGTCCCGGCCCGACGTCGACATCTTCAACATCGTCGATTGCAAGGCATCAGGACCGGCCTCCGGAGCCTTCGACCGGCTCAAGAAGGCCGTCGACATCCAGCGGAAGAAGGCCGAAGCGAGCATCCTGGCGGCTGCTGAGAAGCAGGGCATGAAGACCAACCTGGCCGCGGCCAAGCGGGCCGCCGCGTTGAACTGGCCGTCAGCCGCAGCATGCTGCCGTCGACGTCTGCTTGACGAGCTCGAGCCCTACGACAACATCATCGCGCTGGGCCGCGAAGCGTACACGACGCTGACGGGCGAGATCCGGTCGGTCGGCGACGCTCAGGGTGACCCGCTGTGGCTCCGTCGGGACCACGATCCGGACGGCACCTTCCAGGGCTGGACGTTGCTGTCGCCCGCCGAAAAGGAAGATACCGACGAGCATCGGCTGGTCAAGCTGATGACGACCTACAACCCGGCCGCGGTGAACAAGGCACCGGCGCTGCACGAGGTCGTCGTCCGCAACCTGCGCAAGGCGGGCCGGTTCTTCGCGGGGCGCATGCTGTGGGCCGAGCCCTTGCGCGAGATCGTGCGCAGTCCCGAACACCTGGCGCGGTGGCTCGCCGTCGACTCACCGGCTTGGTCGGTAGACACCGAGACGTCGGGCCGGGAGCCGCTGGCCGTCGACTGCGAGATGGTCCAGTTCGCGACCCCGGACCTGGACGCCGAGGGCAACATCACCGAGGACCAGTGGGCCGCCTTCGTCAACAAGGACTGGACCCGCTGTCGCACGATCGCCCTGCTGCTCGTCGACGAGCACGGTGTCGACGTGTGGACTGGTGATGCTCTTCGTCGAATCCAGGACATCGTCAGGCAGTTCCTCGAAGACCCGACGCTGATCAAGTTCGGGTCCAACCTGACCTACTACGACAAGCTGGTCTTCCAGCAGTCCCGGTTTCGCCGGAAGCAGTGGCTCACGGCCGACGTCCGCGGCGTCTGCGACAGCTTGGCCGCGGCACGGTTCTGGCGACCCGACCTGCCGAAGGGCCTGAAGACGCAGGGGACGCTGCGGCTCGACATCGGGCGTTGGGAGACGAACGACGCGGGCGAACGCATCGCGACAGGGCGAAACACGGCGACCCGTGTCGAGTACGGCCAGACCGATGCGGCCGTCGGCGCTCGATTGTTCCCGTCGATGATCCGGGATGCGGCCATCTCGGGGGCGTTCAACGAGGTCCGCCCCGTCCTGGACGGTGTCGCACGGGTCATCCAACCGTCATCCTGGGATCGGGTCGCCGTCCGCTGGGGGCGCACCCCGGTGGACGTCGACGAAGCCGGACAGCCGTTGCCTCGCCCGTTCAACCTGTGGGAGATCGACCACATGGCGGGCGAGATGTGCGGGCAGATGCACACCGTCGGCATCCACATCGATCAGGCCGAGCGGACCCGGCTCGAGAGTCACTACCGACAGTCCATCGAGGACCGCCGGAAACGGCTTCTGAAGCTGGCCGTCGACGCGGATCTCGGCAAGGTCAAGCTGACCGCCATCATCGAGGCCGGGTCGGAAGACGACGCTGACGAAGAAGATGAGCCGGACGGCAACCCGCGTGAGAAGATCGAGCTGACGCCGGACGAACTGGAGGAAGCAGCAACCCGGTTCGCGGAATCGGGACTCGGCTCGTTCCGGTTCAACAGCTACGACGCCGTCAGAGACTTGCTTTACGGGCAATGGCGGTTGACCATGCCGCCCGGCCTGGAGAAGCGGGACTTCCTGACGAAGACGGGCCTGCCGGGCACCGGCGACAAGGTCCTGCGAGCTCACCTCGCCGGGGGCCGGCTCACGGTGGGGCAGAAGGCGTTCCTCATGGAGCTACGCCTGCTGCGTCGTGAGGCCAACAAGATCCTGGGCACGACGTTGATCCCGCTGCGGCCGCGAAGCCTTGACCGTGAACACGGCGAGGTCTACCCGGACGGCCGCTTCCGGCCGAAGTGGAATGCCTACCAGACGGCGGTGGCCCGGCTGTCGGCCTCCCGCATCCAGAACACCGGCACCCGCAAGGGACAGGCGGCGCTGCAGGGGCTGTTCGACGCCGACCTGGAGGCGGGACACTGGCTGTTCGGCTTCGACCTCAACCAGGCCCACCTGGTGATCGCGGCCAACTACTGGAAGATCCCACGGATGCTCGAGGCCTTCCACGACGGCCTCGACGTGCACAACCTGCTCGCCTACGACATCGAGGAGATGAAGCGGCGACGTCACGGCGGACGCAACGCCTTCGTCGACTGCGACGGGGCGTGGCCGCCCGGCTTCACGCTGAAACAGAAGCTGTCGACGAAGCCGCTCAAGCGGAAGAAGGGACAGCCCGCCGACCGGAAGTACCTGGCCGGCGCCCTCCGTGAGTTCTACAAGACCTTCCGTTACCTCGTCATCTACGCGGGCGAGGTCATGACGGCCTGGATCACGCTGACCGGCACCGAGGACGACGACGGCAACCTCGTCTACATCGACACGAAGATCGAGGACGTGGAGGCGTTCCGTGAGGAGATGCTCCGGAACGAACCGGGCTGGACGGCGGCCTGGGACGTGATGGAGCGGGACTACGTCGCCAACGCCGCCGCCAACAACGGGTCGGGCTTCCTGACGACGCCGCTGTTCGGCCGGCGGTCCGGAATCCTGTCCGACGGGAAGAAGAATGAAATTGTCAACTGGCGGGTGCTGGCCACCGAGTCCGAGATCATGCGGATCGCCGAGAACCAGGTGATCGACTGGTATCCGTGGGGCAAGGAAGGCGTCGGGACCGGCATCATCGCCCAGATCCACGATGCCCTGAAGATCGAGATGAAGGACCCGGGCCGGGGTCTGAGCGACGCCATGGCCAAGGAGGCCCGGGACAAGAAGGTGAAGGAGATCGAAGAGGTGGCGACCATCCGAATCGCCGGCTGGGAGTTGCCGTTCCAGGTAGAAGGTCACCATGGCCGCACGCTACGGGACCTTTGATGAACGGAGACGACAAGGTCCGGGGGCCGCAGTCAGGTCGAACCGTCGTCGGCGACACCTGTGAGGCTCACGTCGCACGACTGCTCGGCGCACGGCGCTGGCCGGACTGGCCGCTGCTCCCCGTTCCGCGAACCGTCGCTCGTGACGATGACGGCGACGACTTCCTGTTGCGGCCCGACCTGTTCTGGCCCGCCGAGACGGCCCTCGTCGAAGTCAAGGCGGGCATCGCCAAGTTCTACGTGACGGTCGTGCAGCACGCCGCTTACGGCTGGCTGCGGGACCACGGCGTCGGCCCGGTCCGCCAGCCCCGGGTCTACTACGCCTTCGTCGCCTACCGCACGGAGCGAAAGGTCGGCGCACGGCGGGCGGTCCATGACCTCGAAGCCGATGTCATCAACGGCATTCGGTTCGTCCTGGTTCTCGACAGCCGGTTGGTCGATGTCCTGGCCGCCGACTTCGGCAGCCACGGCCGAGATTGGACGACGCCGCTCAGTCCGATGCTCGGAAAGTGGCGGGATCATTACTTCTTCACGCCGGGCAAGCTGGAGTGGCTGCTGAGTGCTTCGCGTGACGACTTGACGGGCCGCTTCGGTGGCGGCATTCGGCGGACGGCGATCAACAGCGGGCCGCCCGCCGTCATCATCGGCATCAAGCGACGGTCACGACGATGGCTTGGGCCCTTGCCGTTCGAGCAGCAAGACCTGTTCGACCCGAACCGTCAAGGCTTCCCGTTGGATGACCTTGACACCGACACGGTGTAGACATATAGTCAACAGCACGGAGGCATCATGGACGACGACCTGACCATTCGCTGGTTTCTGGCCAACAAGTACAAGGACCCTGACGAAGACATCGACCGATGGGCCCGCGACCTGACGGCCAAGCTGACGGCCGAAGCCCTCACCGCTGACCCGGAGACGGCCTGGCAGGCCATCGTCGTGCCGGGCCGCGACGACTTCCACGCCGATTCGACGTCGTTCCGCGGCGACGGTGACCAGTGGGCGATGTCCATCGGCCGGCGGGCGAACCCGTGGACCGGGCGCGCGGCCTACGACGGCGTCGTCGTGCCCGTCTCGATCGAACGTGGGCTGGTGCTCGGCAAGCCCACCGACATGATCCTCATGGGCTTCCTCCAGCGGCCGGATCATGTGGGCTTCATCCTCGCCTACAACGTCGGCGACCGGGACATGATCGTTGGCGACCAGCTCGGCCGCCATGTCGTCATCCCGGCCGGCGACTTCGTCGAGGTCGTGGCGACCCGGGCGACGTCGAACGACCCGAAGCGGAGCTTCGCCACCTGGTCCCGACTCGTCCTGAGCGGGGAGGAGTCCAGGGCCAAGCGACAGGCCCCGGAGGGTCAAGCCAGGAACACAGGCACGGCCGTGTCCATGTCCTGGTCCGACTTCGTCACGGCAGCCCGTCAGCAGGCCCACATCGCCGAGTGTCTGGCCGACGTCGTCCCGAAGGCATCGGAGTGGGCGTCGGGCGCGGCCGACTTCCTGAACAGCATGGCCGAGACGGCCGAGCGGGGCTCGTTCGTCACGGCCCGCATGATCGACCGACTGACCGAAAACGCCGGAAAGATCGCTCGATGGACGGACAACCTGAAGCCGGGCTGGATGGACGGCTACGAAGCAGCGGGCCCAGATGTCGGTGATGGACCCCACTGGTCCGACAACGACGACGATGACATCCCGGTCTGAGGGCCAAGACCTGAAGACCTGAACCTGAAGACCAAGACCTGAACCCTGAAGGGAGACCCACATGGAAGACATCGTCTTCATCACACGCCTGCGCAGCAACCTGAAAAGCCCGACCGGCGAGCCCTGGGAGGTCAACCTCGGCCGGCTCACCTACGTGTTCGGCGTAAACCGGGGCAACAAGTCGGCCGTGCTCGAAGCGCTGTCGCTGGCGCTGACCGGCGCCATCGATCTGCCGCGCAAGCCGGAAGCTCGGGACGGTACGCGGCTGATCAGCTTGGCCCCCGCTGACGACGGCTCGAAGAAGCGCCACTTGTTCGCCGAGGCCTACATCGGTGACGAGCTCGTCGCCTCCTACCATCTGCACCAGGACGGCAAGGGCGCCGTACAGGCTGCCGAGCACACCATCCATCGGCCGGATCTCATCGACCCCGAATGGGCGCTGCCGCTGCGCCGGGCCAAGGCCATCGT